GGCTGCTCCATTATCGAGGACTACGTACTTTCCTTCATCAGCCATTCGTCTGTAGAAGTTTGCGTATTCTTTATTCTTTAACACGAGTTGTGCAAGACACATGTGATACTTACGATCTGCAATCATATCGAGGCAACTTACTGGCACAATTTCGGCAACTTGCATCTTAATACCTCCATTACTTTTTCTACTACTTGATCTTCGTTATTTTCCTCGGTCGATATAATCTCAGGTTCAATATTGAGTATATCGAATGTTATATTGTAACTTCTAATGATCTCGTCGATTTGTTCTGGCTTTACATATTCATCGCCTCTACTAATCATTCTACTCTTTAATGTCTCAACCGAGCACTTGAAGTATATGAAGATACATTTTTCAGCTACTCTCTTTACATGCTGAAGATCGAGAATCAAATCTGACTGCTTCCTCGCAAATACCGGGGAATAAACAAAATCATCTATGATTGGGATGCGATCAAATATATAAAGATCATCTGAATCAGCCATCCCTTCGATGTCACGTAGGTATTGCGCGCCGATTTTATCGATTTGCCGGCCTTTTATGAATGTACCTAATGATTTATTCATCTTATTAAAACAAGTCGATTTGCCAGAGCAATCACATCCTATTAACGCTACTATCATAACTTACTGCCTTTCTCATAATTTCTCTGTACTTATCTGTTTCGGAGAACTTCTTCTCTAATTCGTGCCTCTCCTTAGATCTCTCATTATCGAATTCATCCGGGAATCTATACAATAATTTCTCGAGATTCAACTGAGCTGCTGATCCTAGGTCGATTCCGCATGTTGTACATAAAGCGGACAGGTACCACATTACGTCTCCGGCTTCCTTTATGAGTTCTTCTTTATTTAACTCTTCGCCACCATAAAGATGGTGCTTGATTACGTTTAATACTTCACCTGCTTCTTCTGCAAGTCCTATTGACCAGTGGGAGATTTCGTCTGCATGATCTCTATGATCCGGGATTGCTCTGTAGGCTTTTTTCTGATATTCACTTAGTATCATTTCTATTATTCTTCCTCCTTTATCATTTTAATAGATGTAACAACGTACTCTTCACCTATTTGTTCTGCCGCCTTAGATCCGGCTTCGTAAAAACTCTTTGCTTCTAATGTCTTTACAAGTTCTTCGGATTCAGGAAGGCCGCGCTTTCGGTATTTATATTCGTAAGTCTTCATAGGATACCTCCTTTCGTTTCTTATTATACTATTCTTATATTTTTTTGTCAATGTTTTTTTCAAATTCAAGATGGTTTTCACTGTTTTCAATGGTTTGTGCGCAAAAATTCAAGATAATTCAAGATAAATTCAAGATGAACAAATCATCTTGAATCGCAGTTTGCTTACTGTTTTCAACGTTTTACACTCTGCGATTCAAGATAGTCAAGATAAAGCGCGTATATTATATTATTTTTTATTACATATATACCATTATATATAAGTTATTAGATCTAAAAAATAAAGAAATTCGCATTTCATCTTGAATCTTGAATTTTTTGAGAAAAAATATACTATTTTCAACGGTTTGAAGCGATTCAAGATGAAAAAATCATCTTGAATCATCTTGAATTCATCTTGAATTTTTTAATGATAAACATTAAATCGGCCAATCCTTTTGCTTTTTTTAACTCCTGATGTTATAATTTTTAATAATGAAAAGAACAGGAGGATGTAATTATGCCGAGAGGAAATCCACAGAATTTGATCCCTACTAATAGACGAAGTAAAGAAGAAGTTAGGAAAAACGCAGCTAAAGGCGGTAGAAAGTCAGGAGAAACAAGAAGAGCTAGAAAAACGCTCCGAGAAGAGCTTTTGGCAATGCTCGCTACTGGTAATACTCAGAATCAAATGACATTAGCACTCTTAGACAAAGCACTTACAGGCGATACTAAAGCATATGAAGTGGTAAGAGATACGATCGGAGAAAAGCCAGTCGAGAAAGTCATGGTTGCAGAAGTAGATCAGTCCGTTATTGATGAAGTAGAGAAGATGATGAATGATAACGAAGAAGAGTAAGGAGTGTCTTATTCTATGACAAGGAATGAAGCTGTTGATTTTTTAATTAAGAAACCATACAAGTTCGGTCACTTACTCGGTTTTACTAAACTAACCAAGTTGCACAATCAATGGATGATTAAAATGCTAAAGTCCAAGAAAGACGAAACATTACAGGCACACAGAGGGTCATATAAGACAACATGTGTGTCAATTGTGTTGTCATTATTACTTATTTTATTGCCGAATAAGCGTATTCTTTTTATGCGTAAGACAGATACAGACGTTAAAGAGATTATTAAGCAGGTTCAAAATATATTAATGGATCCACATACGCAGGTATTTGTTCAAGCAATTTACGGTGTTCAACTTAAATTGACAGTAGCCAGTGCGACTGAAGTTTCGACCAATCTTACGACTGACGTAAAAGGTACAGCACAGCTGGTCGGCATAGGTACTGGCGCATCATTAACTGGTAAGCACTTTGATATTATATTCACTGACGATATTGTTAATGTTCAAGACAGAATCAGTAAAGCAGAACGCGATCATACAAAGATTATCTATCAGGAGCTCCAGAATATCAAAAATCGTGGAGGAAGAATCTTTAATACCGGTACGCCTTGGCATAAAGATGATGCATTTACTCTAATGCCGGATCCGGAAAAATGGGATTGCTATCAAACTGACCTTATCGGTGAAGAAGAATTAGCTGATATTAAGCGCAGTATGCTGGCTTCTCTTTTTGCAGCTAACTATGAATTACGCCATATAGCTTCAGATGATGTTATATTCACTACTCCAAAGACCGGGGCTGATCCATCTAATGTAGAACAAGGAACAGGACATGTAGATGCTGCTTATGGGGGAGAAGATTGGACAGCATTTACTTTATGCAACAAGAAAAACGGATTCTACTATGTTCTTGGTAAATGCTGGCGTAAGCACGTAGATGAATGTTCTGATGAAATAATCCGGATTAGAAAGAAGTTCAACAGTGGTAAGATCTTCATGGAGAATAACGGAGATAAAGGTTATTTAGCTAAGGATTTTAGATCAAGAGGAGAAAGAGTAGTTAGCTATCATGAGAATATGAATAAGTTCCTTAAGATCACCTCTTATCTAAAAGGAGCCTGGGACCATGTTATATTTGTTGAGGGTACGGATGAAGAATACATCAATCAGATATGCGATTATAACGAGAATGCAGAACACGATGATTGTCCGGATTCTTTATCATCTATAATCCGCAAGCAATGGAATCAAAAAGACAGAGATACTAACAATAGTGACTCTGCTTATAATATGTTCATATAAGGAGGAGTATAATGAAGACCTATCAAGATTTACAGGAAATAACTAATGAAGAAGATCTCTTGGAATTCTTACAGGCTGCTATAAGTGAATATAAGAGTAGCGACATGTACAGAAGTGCCTTAATCGGAGATGATTATTCAAAACAAAAGAATACTACCATAATGCAATATGAGAAGGTGCTTTATACTATGTCTGGAAAAGCTGTTCCGGATACTATAAGTGCTAATCACAAATTAGCAAGTAATTTCTATGATACTTTTAATGTACAGGAGAATCAATACTTACTTGCCAACGGAGTTACCTTTGAAGGGGGAGATACTAAGGATAAGCTGGGATCTGGAATACAAAGCTTAGACACCCAGTTGCAGAAAGCAGGTAAGAAGGCCCTTACACACGGCGTAGCGTATGGATTCTTTAATATGGACCATATAGACGTATTTAGCGCGTTAGAATTTGTTCCATTATATGATGAAGAAGATGGTTCCATAAAGGCAGGAATTAGATTCTGGCAGATAGACGCAAAAAAACCACTCAGAATGACATTTTTCGAACTCGATGGATATACAGAATATATAAAGAGACCAAAGACCGGAAAACTAGAAATTTTGACTCCAAAACGAGCTTATATATTAAAGGTGAGACAAAGCGAAGTAGATGGTAAAGAAATCTATGATGAAGAAAATTATCCGACATTCCCTATAGTTCCTTTGTGGGGCAATCAAGATCACGTATGTAAAATTAATGCGTGGAGAAGAAAGATCGATTGTTACGATTTGATCGAATCTGGTTTTGCTAATGATGTTGATGACGCTAGTCTTATCTACTGGACTATCACCAATGCAGGTGGTATGGATGATGTTGACTTGGCTGAATTTGTTCAGCACATGAAGACAGTACATGCAGCTGCTTTCAATGATGATGGAGCTAAAGCAGAATCTCATACACAGGATGTTCCGGTACAGGCTAGACAGGTATACTTAGAGATGTTGAGAAAAGATCTCATTAAAGACGCTATGGCGTTAGATACAGAAGCTATTGCTAATGGAAACACAGTAGCTACAGCAATTAGAGCTGCCTATGAACCACTTAACAATAAGACTGATGATTTTGAGTATTGTGTTATTGAATTCATTCAGGGTATATTAAGACTGGCAGGAATAGAGGATGATCCGACTTTCAAGCGATCAACCATTATTAATCAGACAGAAGAGACTACTATGGTATTAGCAGCAGCTCAGTATCTAGATGATGAGACTATTTTAAAGCATTTGCCGTTTTTATCTCCGGATGAGATTGAAGGTATTATGGAAAATAAGATGAGAGAAGAAGCTGCTAGGAGTCAATATTTGACTCCAGACGACGAGAATAATAATCCGGATGGAAATAATCCGGAAGAAGGAGAAGAGGAAGAAATAAATGAGTAATGCTAGATCTAAAACAGAAAAAGCATTAAGAGATATTGAAAAGAGAATTAGTTCTTTGTATGAGCAAGCAGAAAAGGAGTTAAATGCTAAGTGGTTATCCTTTATGCGACAACAGGAACCAAAGATCGAGAAAGCATATAAGCAATTCGTTGATGCTCAAATATCCGGATCTAGGAAAGATATAGAATCTGCTAAAGCTGAGTATGAAAGAATGATGAAGAAACTCACTATAGGAAATGAGAGATATAAAGCTTTAGTAAATGAGACTACGGATAAGCTTGCTCGTACAAATGAATCGGCTCTTAATTATATCAACGATAAAATGTCTGAGATTTACTTAGTGAACTATAATGATTTTGCTAATAACAAGATCAAAGGATATAGCTTCACTTTAATGAATCAGGAGACATTAGATAATTTAGCTAAAAAGGATAAAGCATTCATACCACAAAAATACTTGGATAAATATAAGGATAAAGCATGGAATCACAAGCAGATCAATTCTCAGGTATTTCAAGGAATTCTACAAGGTGAAAGTATTACTGATATTGCTAAACGATTGGGCAATGTAACCGGTATGAATGAAAGTGCTTCTATAAGAAATGCTAGAACAATGGTTACTGCTGCAGAAAATAAGGGTAAACAAGATTCTTGTGAAAAAGCCCACGAAGATGGAGTACTTATGGTTCGTAAATGGATAGCTACTTTAGATGAGAGAACTAGAGAGGCCCATGCAGAACTTGACGGAGTAGAAGTAGAAATAGACGAACCTTGGGAAAATGAATACGGAGAAATAATGTATCCTGGAGATCCTGCCGCAGATCCAGCAAATACGTATAATTGTAGATGTACTTTTATAACTGAGATAAAAGGATTCAAATGGAGAGATTAATATGAGCAAAGTAGTAGTAACTAGCCATGTTGGTGAAGTAAAAGAGGAATTGAATAACCGGATCTATACTGTACTTAATGCTATCGGAATGCAGGCAGAAGGCAATGCTGTAAAAGAAATCACTGCAGCAGAGGCGGTAGATACAGGAAGATTAAGAGCTTCCATCACTCATCAAGTAGATACACAAGAAGATGCGGTATACATTGGATCTAATGTAGAATATGC